GGGGCCTTGGCCGCCTGAAATCTTATCATCTGGATCAAACATATCCTGACTAGCGTATGTGTGATTAGTAGCAACCAAACCAACATTATAACTACCAAACATGTTAACACAGTTACGAACCAATGCCGTCAGTGCCTTGGGCTTGCGACCCATGTCGCCTTTAAGGTCTCCGGCTTCGAATTGATTTATATCGGTTGGAGTAAGTAACATACCCAACGAATCAATAACAAACAGAACCTTTGGACGATCTGTCATAGCTTTGTATTCTTTCATAAACTCAACAATAGTTTTAGCAACATCGTCAATCATGGCCATGTTGAGTTTCAGTAATTTATCTTCTGAACAATCTACGCCTAATGCTTCAAGCCATGCTTGATCAAGGGCGTTTTCTGAATCAATAAGCACAACGTATATGCCTTGTTCTTGGGCATTCTTTACAAGATTACCGGAACAAATATAACTCTTTCCGGCGCCAGATTCGCCGGCGAATACAGTGACTTTACCTAAAGGAATACCTTGTTTAAAGTCTCCACTGATAAGATAATTTAGTGCATAGTTTCCAGTCGAAACCCAATCGGTTGGGTCATTGAAACCAACACCTAGTCCGTCAATGTTCTTTGTCAGCGTCTTGCGGAATTTTGATAAGTCAAAGGCTTTAGTTGCCATAGTGTCTCCTTAAATATAATTTAGTAAGGGGCGCAAGGCCCCTTACGATTAAGCGTTTTGCTTGCGATTGCGAATCATAGCCAAAATGTCATTGGCTTTAGAAGAGCCGTCACCGGACGGTTTCTTATCTTCAGCAGTCGCCCGAGACACAGGCTTGCTAACAACTGTAGATTCTACGTCATATTCATCATCTAAATTTGTAGGCTTTTTGACGCTGTTAGGATCACCTGTGGCTGAACCCATTCCTGCCGGCTTGAAATATTGTCCCCAGCGTTCCATATTAAACGGCTCACCATCTACAGACGCTTCAAACATTTCCTTTATAACTTTGACCTCAACATCTCCCGGTTTCTTCGGCAGATAGTCTTTAAGATTAAACAGCTTATGCGTCTTCACAGCAGTCTGTTCCTCATCACTAAGAGGACGTTCTCTACGCTTCCATGCACTAGTTGAATAGTCAGCATAACCTCCCTTGCTAGTCTTGATTAGACGGAAGTCAACACCATGTAATGTGTCAGTTGGAAGATCCTCCATTTCCGGATCCATTAATGCACCGCGGATCAATTGAAAGATCTGTGGACCAATGATAAATCTACGGATAGGATTTTCTGGATTATTTTCTTCCTTCAAACCGTCTTCTACGACGAAACCTTGAAAGATATAACTGCGTTTCTTCCAATACTTCTTACCTTGTGCTTCAAGACTAGGATCTTTGAACCATGGACGAACCTCAGAAAGAATGGGACAGGTCTCGCCATACATCTCCATGCAGGGCACCTGTACAATAACCGACCTACTGTCAGTTTCGCCCATAATACCAGCGAACGGCAATTTAATCATTGCACGTTCTACCCAGAAAAATGTGTTGTCGGGATTTCCGTCAGGAAGAAAACGGACTGTGGATTCGGAACCTTCCTTTAAGTTCCAGAACGGATAAATGGAATTATCTCCACCTGTTCTGTTACCGTCGCCTGTTGAGCGCGCCTCTTGTTCCTTTAATTTTGCACGAATTTCAGCCAAAGTTGCCATAATTGTTCTCCTATATTAGCCTTTGTGTATTTGCCTTTATCTGTTGAAACCTATCAACAAAAAAACGCATACATTGTATTGTATGCGTTTTTATTTATGACTACAACCTTTTAGGCTGTATTAAAGTGGTTACTTTACCAACCGCAGTCCTGCCAACTGTGCTATTCTGTCTATATCTGATTTTGACTGCTTGCCCTGAAGTGTTTCCTGCATTTTTCTATTGCCGATTTGAAGAGCCATATCTACCTCGCGTTTAAATGCGGGATCAGTTTTATATCTAGGATCTAATTGGGCTTTTTCAGGTGTAAATCCTGGGCCACCCGGAACTTCATAGGTTCTACTAGGCATAACAGCATGGCGTCTTGTTTTTGTAGATCCAAATTCTGGATTAGTAGGGCCTGGTGTTTGCGGACTCCAACGCTTGCCTTTGTTAGGACCGGACGTTACAATAGGATACTTGCCATCTTTACCTTTTGGAGGGGGAGCTGACTCTCCGTCCGGATTATATGGAGCAGCACTTTGCTCAGACATGCCGGCTAGTTTACGCATTCTATAAGTTTCATATACAGAACTTAACTGGCCTACGCACTCTCTGCAGTAAGCCTCAACTGCTTGCTTAAAGCGGTCGTCTTTTTCCTTTCCATATTTTTCACAAAGATCTTTAGTAACTTTTGTTATTACCCCTTCTTCTCCCAATGGGAATGGACCTTGATCAATTCTCTCTGGAACTAGGTTTGTAAAACTTTTCACTCTCTCAAGTATTTGTTTCGCCAGACTATCTCTTCCCTGTCGTGCAAGATGTCTAGCCCTACTCATTGGCGTGTGCTTGGCGCCACTTTTATCAGTTACATCCGCTGATTGACTATAAGGACCGTCAAACGGAATATCGTTACCAAACTTAGATTCTAATTCATCTGTGATGATGTCTATTATCTTTTCTATATCATCATCCGCATGTAAACCTTTTTCATAGGCAATGTCATTGACCATATCCTGTAGTTTTTTGCCAACTTCGTCATCTCTGCCTAATGCACTGTATATGATATCAAATGAATCTGAGCCCTTATTAATTGCCATGGCCATTTTCTTAAATTCATCTTCAGCGTCGGCTTCATTTATTGGCTGCGACACTTCAAATGCCATTAGCGCCTCACTAAGGCTATAAGACTTGCCATTTATTGTCAATCTAACAGTGTCAAAATCTCTACCATTTGCTTCGGCCAATGATTTAATTTTATATAATTTGGTTTCAAGTGCTCCCTGCCAACTTTCCTGTTGTGCAGGAACTGTGGCCGCTGGCGCTGCTGCTGGCGCTTCTGCTGGTGCTGCTGCTGGCGCTGCTGCTGGCGCTGCTGCTGGCGCTTCGGCAGGGGTAGGCTCAAAATCTAATGCACCGCCATTGTCTTTTAACATTTCAGGCATTTTAAATTCAATAAAGTCTTTAACAATAGGCCATAGTGGAGTTGACGATCCTTCGGCACTCTCGCTGGCACGGTCTTCAATTTCATCTAGTAGTGCATCATCGGGAATTAACTTCTTTACTAATGATTTGCCATTTTCGCCCTGTAGACCAATAACAGCGTCCATGTTATCCTGAATTAATTTATTGAGTTCTTCTGCCGCTTCTGATTGACGTAGGTTGTCTTTACTTAATAAACCTAAATTCCTGTCTTCTCGTACAATGTTGTCTATAAAATTTTCTAAATCTGCTAGTTCTCTTATTTCACGTTCAGGGTCTATTAACTCTTGTACTTGACTGTTACTATCTAACAGTTCTTGCGCATCTAATTCTTTAACGGGTAAATCACTTTCTTCAATTATATTCAATAGGTATGGAAACACAGTTTTTAAATCTTCGTTAAATGATTTGACAGTAAGCCTATCAATCCATTCTGCAGCAATTTCATCGGGGATTTCCTTATTATCTTTTCGACTAAAACTTTCAGCCCATTCGGCATAGTGTTTTTTATTTTGAAGATGTGCTAATTCTTTTTTGATGCTTTCCATTCTATCTATTACACGACCGGTTACCGACCCCATAGCCTCAGCAACCATAGGACTGCGGGTCACATAGCCTTTGAACATCCGCAATTTTCCAAGTTCTTCTGATAATCCTATAATATATTGTCCAATATCATCGTATGGGGTGCCGCCTTCGATAATGTGACTTGCCAATGCTCTAGCGCCGTTAAGATGCTTCATCGGATAACGAAATCTTTCACCTAAAGCATTTTCAATGTATATACTTTCAATATGTTGTGTTCGGCCATTTGCAGCGTTGTAGTTAATTGGTTTGCTGTGCTTAACGATAAGGGTCGCTTCACCAAGATCTTGATAACTGGTTCTGCTTGTACCCACTAATCTTGATTCTGTCATTTTACTTTCTCCAACCTCGCTTTTAGGTGTAATTTTTTTTGTAACAACTTTATGACCCTTAAATTGCAAAATATGATCAGTGGCAAATTCACCCATACTTTTTACGAAT